AATCCTATCGCTAAACAATGGGAAGGTTGGGGCACACAGTTAAAACCTGCACACGAACCCATTGCGTTAGCCCGCAAGCCTATCAAACTAAGCATAGCCAAGAACTGCCAGCAGTGGGGTGTGGGTGCTCTCAACATTGATGCCGCTCGTGTGCCTCATGATGGTCCCAAAGACAAACCAGTGCCTCACGGTGGCAAAACAAGATTACACGAAGACAATGAAGGTTGGCATAAAAATAACACTGGATGGAAACCTTTAGAAGATCCACAAATAAATGAAATAGGCCGTTTCCCCTCAAATGTCATAGGTGAGATCTTGCAAGCAGACTACCAAAAGTATTTCTACTGTCCCAAGGTTGGCCGTGCAGAACGGCACATTGGACACGAGACACCACCGCCCATGTTTGGTGATGTGGCAGGTGCCTATGGTCCTGATGGCAATCGTATGGCAGTGGGCTTTGACAATCGTGCTATACCAACACATCACGGTATGATAGAAGAAATGGGTGGGCATACCACAGAAGGTGGTGGTGTATGGTTGCCACACATGGGAGAAGTCAAAGTTCATGGTATCAAACACGAATATAGTGAATGGTGTAAAACAAATAACAAGACACCTAATGTAGGCAACAACCATCCCACAGTCAAGCCCATTGAACTAATGAAGTATTTGATCAAATTGATTACACCACCAGGTGGCACGGTGCTGGATCCATTCAACGGTTCTGGATCCACAGGCTGTGCCGCAGTGGAACTGGGTATGACCTACATTGGTTGCGAACTGGATGAGCGGTATGTTGAAATTGCTACCCGGCGTATTGAAGCCTGGTATGAGCATTGTAATCCCACAACATTCAATCAGTTGTTTGAGCGAGCGGCCTAATGCCCCTAAGTGCCGCCCAACTCACAGTAGCCAATTCGGACAAACGATTCCGTTGCCTAATGAGTGGTCGACGCTTTGGCAAGACTACCTTGGCCATTCGCGAAATGTGCCGCTACGCACGACTGCCCAATCGCACTGTGTGGTACGTGGCTCCCAGTTATCGTATGGCCAAACAGATTGTGTGGCGCAAACTCAAGCACAGACTACAAGACCTACGTTGGACTGACCGAGTCAACGAAAGTGAACTCAGCATAACACTACGCAATGGCACAGTGATCGCACTCAAAGGTGCTGAAAATGCAGACAGCCTGCGTGGCAATGCCATTGACTTTCTTGTGATGGATGAGTTTGCTGACATCAACTCAGAAGCATTCTACGAAGTGCTACGCCCTACCTTGGCAGACACACAAGGTCACGCCCTGTTCTGTGGCACACCCAAAGGCATAGGAAACTGGAGTTATGACATATATCAAATGGCCCAGGAAGATCCAGACTCGTGGGCGAGTTGGCAGTTCACTACGCTTGAGGGTGGTTTTGTATCCGCAAGTGAAATTGAGTCCGCAAAGCAACTGCTGGATGAAAGAACTTTCCAGCAAGAATTTGAAGCCACCTTTGTAACAGCAGGCAACCGTGTGTGGTACGCTTTTGATCGTGTGCGCAATGTCAGACCCTACACAGGTCAATCAGCCCGCACCACCATTGCCATAGGCATGGACTTCAACATAGATCCCATGAGTGCTGTGGTATTTGCACGTGAAGGTGACACTGTGTGGGCCATTGACGAAATTGAAATGTACAGTTCAAACACCGCAGAAATGGTGCAAGAGATCCGCTCAAGGTACGCTGCTATTAGACCTGAACGCACTTGGGTGTATCCTGACCCAGCAGCAAGACAACGCAAGACATCAGCAGGCGGTGTCACTGACCTTTCAATCCTGCAGAACGCAGGGTTTGTTGTGAAAGCGCCCAACAGCCACAACCCCGTGCGAGATGGCATCAATGCTGTAAATAGTATGTTGTATTCAGCAGGCGGTGTCACAAGATTCTTCATTGATCCACAGTGCCGCAGATTGATAGAGTGTCTGGAACGACACAACTACAAACCAGGAACCACTGTGCCTGACAAAGACACAGGGTACGATCACCTCACAGACGCTGCGAGGTACTATTTTGATTACGTGTGGCCAGTGCGTAGAGATATCGTTATCGAGCCACCACAACGTTGGGGACACGGCATTGGCACGCACAATGCACCTGGCGTCAAACAACAAAGGACCATACGCATATGACCATAATGCAAACAGTGGACGAGCAACTAAGTGCCGTCCTATCAGAAAAAGAACTATACACACAATACACTGGCCGCTGGAAGTATCTACTACAAAGTTATCTTGGCGGACAAGACTATCTTGAAGGTGCCAACCTAACGCACTATCAGAATGAAACATCAACAGACTACAACCAGCGATTGTTTGCCACTGGCTACGACAATCATGTGCAAAGCGTGATCAAAGTCTGGGGCAGTTTCCTTTTTCGCGAAGCACCAGAACGTGATCTTGGTAGTCTTGAGAACATGCCACAGACCCTGGACTTTGTGAAGGATGCTGATCTAGATGGTCGCAGTTTCAACCAGATCATGAAAGACATCACATGCTGGGCAGCAGTGTTTGGTCACTGCCATGTGATCATGGTCAAGCCCAATGTGGGTGCCCAAACCCTGGCTGATGAACTGGCACAAGGTGTGCGTCCCTATGTGAACATACTCACACCCTTGAGTGTGATTGACTGGGAATACGAACGCCAGCCCAATGGTCGTCAAGAACTGGTGTATTTCAAGTACATTGAAGACTTCAATGACAGTCAACGCACCATCCGTGAGTGGACCCGAGACTCAATCATGACCTACACTGTGAACATTGACAAGCGTGAGTTTGTGGGTGAACCCACATTTGAAATCAATGGCCTGGGCCGTATTCCTGTTGTGACTGTGATGAACTCAAAGAGTCCTGTGCGTGGCATTGGCGTATCAGCAGTCACAGACATTGCTGACCTCAACAGAATGATCTACAACATCAACTCAGAAATAGAACAAAGCATTCGCATTGATGGTCATCCAAGCCTTGTGAAAACTCCAGACACACAAGCAGGCATTGGTGCAGGATCAATCATACACATAGCAGACAATCTAGATCCAGGCTTGAAGCCATACCTGTTGGAATACTCAGGTGCTGAACTACGCAGCATGCTGGAAGTCAAACGCAACCTTGTGGAAGCCATTGACAAGATTGCCAACACAGGTGGTATTCGTCAGTTGGAAACTAGATCAGTTAGTGGTATTGCACTTGAGACAGAGTTTCAACTGCTTTCAGCCCGCCTGGCAGAAATGGGCGACAACCTAGAACTGGCAGAAGAACAGATCTGGAGTCTGTTTGCTGAATACCTGGGCATGCAGTATGATGGTCACACAGAATACCCCAACAACTTCAGCATTCGTGACGCTGAAAAGACCATGCAGAACCTGGCCACTGCCAAGGGTGCTGCCACTGATCCTGGCGTGTACAAGGTGATTGACTACAACATTCTTGAACTCCTGGGCGTGGAAGAACCAGCCAAGGTCTTGACCAATCAGGATGGCCTGCCTGCTGCTTATGTGCCTGCTTCAACACCTGGTGTGCCAGCAGGAGAGAACTGTGCCACGTGCAGTTACTATGACCCTATCACGTCAGGCTGTTCAAAGTGGGATGAAACAGTGAACCCTGTGTATTGGTGCAGAGCCTGGGAAGGCCGCATTGAAGAACAACTAGAAGAAATGGGCGATTGATATGCCAGTTCAGAGAGTACAAGGTCCCAATGGCAAGACAGGCTATCGTTGGGGCACCACAGGCAAGATTTACACAGGTCCAGATGCCATGGCCCGAGCAGCAGCACAAGGCCGTGCTGCGTATAGGTCAGGCTACAGACCACCACAAGGAGAGAAGTTATGATGAAGAACCAACCCGTAAACTACGGCAAGAAGAAGCGTCCAGGCCCCAAACCACGCTGATCTCATTGAGATAACTAAATATATTATACCTAAGAAAGGGCGATGCCACAATGTCAGATAATACATTGGTCACAGACATGGGAACTGATCCCGCAGACAACTCTGCAAATCAGGCCGCAAGCAAGACATTCACGCAAGACGAAGTCAACGCTATACTGGCAAGAACCAAAACTCAGATTGAGCGCAAGTTTGCCAGCCGATACGAAGACCTTGGAGATCCAGACGAACTACGTGCTCTCAAAACAGAAGCAGAACAGCGTCGTCAGGAACAACAACTCAAGCGTGGCGAGTTTGAAAAGACTCTGCAAGAACTTGCCAGCAAAAAGGATTCTGAAATTCAGAAACGAGATGCCATCATCCGTGAATACAAAGTCAACACACCTGTGGTCAGTGCTGCTGCCAAATACCGTGCAGTGAATCCACAACAGGTGCAGACCTTACTGTCACAGAACCTACGCCTAAATGGTGAAGGTGAAGTAGAAGTCATAGATGTCAAAGGCATGGTGCGATACAACGATGCTGGACAGCCCTTGGCAGTAGAAGATCTAGTGCGAGAATTCTTAGATTCGAATCCGCACTTTGTGTCGGCTGCTCCAAGTACCACCAACTCAATGTCAAACATTAGAGGCGGTGGAGATGGTGCCAAAATTGATGTCTCGAAACTGAACATGAAGAATCCTGAACATCGTAAACTTTACGCGGAAGCCCGGACGGCTGGTCGCGTGTAATAGACAACCACATCAGGAGATAATATGTCTAACAATACCACAAACAACAGCGAACTGTTCGCCCCGTTGGTTACCCAGGCAGAATTTGCTGCTTACGAAAACTCAGTTGCTCGTCAGATCGTCACTGTGTTTGACGCACCCTTGAACACAGGTAAGATCCTGCAGGTTCCTGTGTGGTCCAGCATCACTGCTCAATTGATCAGCAATGAAGCCGCTGCCTCAGTGCAAGACACCAACACAACCAAGGCAGACATTACCCTGGCTGAGCACGTGGTGTATCACCAAGTCACAGACATGCTGCGTGACAGTGCTTACTACGACGTCATGAGCCAGTTGGGTGACCAATCAGGCCGTGCCATTGCTGAAAGCATGGACACACAAGTGTTCACACTGTTCCCAAGTTTTACACAAAGTGTAGGCTCTACAGGTGCTGAAGTCACTGTTGACTCAATCCTGCAGGCCGCTGCTACCTTGCGCAGCAACAAATTGACAGGTCCTTTCTTTGCTGTGTTGCACCCAAAGGTTGCATACAACATCAAGAAGCAATTGAGTTACTCTAGCCAGACCAACGTTCCTGCACTAAGCAACGTGGGTAATAGTGTACTAAGTGACTTCTACATTGGAAGCATTGGTGGCGTCACAATCATTGAAAGCAGCCTGCTCAGCATTGACACAGACAACGATTCAGTTGGTGCTGTGTTTGCTCGTAGTGCTTTGGGACACGCAATGCGTGGTGGTATCTCTATGGAAGCCACTCGTCAATCCCAGAACCGTGCTACTGATGTGACTCTGACTGCTGTTGCAGGTGCTCAGATACTTCAAGCCAGCCACGGTGTCAAGATCATTGGCGACGCTGCTCTGTAATCAGGATCTAGATCATGGCTTTCATTGAGTTTGGCTCTACAGTCCTAAGTTTCGCAACCAGCGATGATTTGCGTGAACTGGACCGTCGTTTGTTTGAACAAAATGAAGGCCTTGATGACGACTACCTGGATGATCAACTTGTGCGTAGCACTGCTCGTGTTCTAAGTCTACTGCGTGCCACTGACTGGTGGCAACAGTACTACATGACCATGAGCACCTCTGGACAACCCATAAACACTGCTGCTGATATTCCGCCCCTGGATCCTGCATTGATCCAAGCAAGACAGGATGACTTCACTGATCTCACCTGTTACTATGCTTTATTCAACTACATTCTGCCTCACGTTGCTGACTTCAGCAATGCGGATTCAGCAGAGGTAAAGAAAATGGGCTACTATGAGCAAAAATACAATGGGTTGTTTGGCGAATTGATCGTGGCCGGCGACTGGTACAACTTTGATGATGGTAGTACTATTACCTCAGCAGAGAAAATGCCTGGCGTCAGCAATCTAAGGAGAGTTCGATGAGATCTCAAGTTATTGATTACCTTGATCAAAACAAGGTTACTGGATACACAGTAACACAGGAACTGCCTTGGGACAGTTCAGGTGCGCCTTTGTATCTAAAGAACTTCAAGAGAATCTATGTCGATCGCGACCAAGTCGTCCAAGAACCTCTCATTGACACACTGGATGGTAATGGAGTCATAAATGAAACCACTACTGTGCGAGTGTATGTCACAACAGACGCAAAAACCGTTCCCTCAAATTTAGATACTTTGGTATCTGTCATCAAGGCTGCAAGACTGACCAGTGAGATCTCAGGGGTGACCCAGAGACTTGCACAGGTTGAAACTGACTTTGTTGGCGACGCTGTAGTAACACAATTTGATCTCAGTTGGAGACAACTGATCGTAAACCACTAAAAGGAAAAACAAAATGGCTTACATTTATCCAGCCCCGGGCGTAGCCAACGTTCAAGCAACGTTGACGCTTGCCACATCTGTGGCCGGTAACCTTACACTACCTGCACTCCAAGACATCACTGTGAACAACAGCAACGATGTGTTTACTTGGACACAGTTGGACCAGGGTTCCAAGCAACAGATCGCTACCACAGCAACCAACGGTCTTGACATGAACCTTGTGCTTGACGCAGAAACATTCTTTGGCAATGCCTCAGCCACCGCAGGCACAGCATTGAAATTGGGTGTGTTTGGTCTCAGCAAGAACAAGACTCTCACAACATTCACCTTGTACATGGGTGATGAAAGTGATGGCACAACAGGACCTACCATTGCTGGTAATGCCTATGTCACTGGCTTGGCCCCTACAGTGAGTGCCGACTCACCGGTATGGGTATCACCAATTACCTTGACCGTCACAGGCGATTACACAGTGACCTAAACCAGGACACTGAAGAAAGGGGCTAACCAAGCCCCTTTTTTGTTGAACACTAAATACTTGGGAGGTCCCCGATGGAGATCACAGATTCAAAGACGCCAGAAGAACTGCTGCAAAGTCTCATTGCAGAAGCGGCCAAAGCACAAAACGAACTGCGTTGTGCTCAGGGAGACATAAGAAAAGCCAACACAAGACTTCAGTTCTTGTTGGCAGTATTGAACGATTTGTTACAAAGATCAAAGGAACATAAAGATGAAACTCAGTGAACTAACTCGCGAACCCAAACTGATCATGGTCAGTTTAGAAGACTCAGACATTGTGCAGGAGTACGGTGAAGCCGTAGAATTCTGGACCTGGGATCGCCAACCTATGAATGTGTTTATGAAACTGGCAGCAGTCAATCCCGACGACACCAGCAGCATTCTTGGTGCAGTGCGTGACCTTGTGCTGGATGAAAAAGGCCAGCCTGTGCTGACTGAAAAGAGCACGCTGCCTACCAAGGTCATGCTGCGAGTAATTACCCGGGTGGTAGATGGCCTGGGAAAGTAACGTCTGCGGAGTACTCTGATGGCGACCCTGACCTTGAAAGGATCTTGATCTTGGATGCCCTGGCTCAACGATATCACAGCACACCCAGTGCTATCTGGCGCAACTGTGATGTGCTGGACTATGTTGTAATGACCACAGCCCAGGGCTGGCAAGCAGCACAACACGAAAAGGCCAGCCGGAAGCCAGGTGAAGTTCCATCAGGTGCCCAGGCTATTCCGCAGGAAACCTTGAAGTCCATGATTGAAAGAGTACGAAAACAATGAGCATACGTGTAAAAGACAAAATGTCGCCCAGTCTGAACCGGATTGCAAAAAGCATTCAAGGTGTGCCTGAACAAGCCTATGCTTATTGGCGCAGCATCACGCCCAAACGATCCGGCAACGCTCGTCGTCAGACTCGACTGCAAGGCAATGAAATACAGGCACGCTATGATTATGCTTCAGCCCTGGATGCTGGTGCAAGCAAGCAGGCACCCCAGGGTATGAGTGAGCCAACCACGCAGTATCTGGACCGTGAATACAAAAAAAGAATTAGGAAATAATCATGGCTGATTTAAATTACACGCTCAGCATTGAAGACCAGCAGGCCCTGCGAAGTCTACGCAATGTACAGGCACAAACACAAAAAGTGTCGGACACATTTAGAGGCCTGGGCACAGCCATAGCAGCCATTGCCACAGGTGCGTTTGCTGCCAGCACAGTGCAGATGGCCACAGCAATGACCAACCTCAGCAACAGCACAGGCATTGCCCTGGAAACTATTGTGGGATTTGGACAAGCATTCACTGCGGCGGGCGGCACTATTGACCGTGCTGCTGATGGTATCAGTGATCTTGTTAAGAACGTGGGTGAAGCAGCAAAAGGTTCCACAGAATTACAAAACGCATTTGGATCAGTGGGTGTTAGCCTAAATGACCTGGGCACACTCAGCGAACAAGACATCCTACGCAAGACCATTGCTGGACTTGCTGCTTTGCCAGACTCTGCCACACGCACTGCCACTGGCTTCAAGATCCTGGGAGAAAGCATCAAGGGCGTTGATATACAACGACTCAACCGTGACCTGAATCAATTTACACAAAATGCTGGAGGCAGTGCTGATGGTATCCGTGCCGCTGCTGAAGCACAAAAGAACTTCTCGCAAGCAATCAGCACACTACAGATTGAACTGCTGAAAGCACTGAATCCAATAACCAAAGTTTTCAATCAGATTGCTGCCAGCAGTGAAGCCATTGGCATAGTTGTCAAAGCCATTTTGACCTTGGTGGCCACTGTGGCTGCTCTCACAGCCTGGGGCAGAATAGTTGGAGCAACCAGTGCAGCACTTCGCACCCTGGCTGCTGGTGCCGAAACCTTGCAAGCAGGCGCATTGAGTCTGAGTATTAGACTTGGTAATCTTGGTAAAGTTGGTGCCTATGTCAGTGACAAAATTGCTGGCATTGGTGTGGCTTTCAGCAACCTAATAACAAAATCCCCTGCCCTGGCCAATGGTATTGCTTATGTAGGCACCTTGCTGCAACCTCTAATTGGTGTGCTGGCTGCTGCTGGTGTTGCGTTCAAGTTGTTTTCAAAAGATGCTGACGATGCTGCCAACAACGAAAGTGCTGCTGAAACCAAACGACTCAAGGCCTACAATGACCGTGCTCAGGCTGCTATTGATGCCAAGAACCGTGTGGTAAATGCTCACGCTGAAGAAAAGAAAGCCATCAATGACGGCATCCGTGCCATGCAGATTGCCAACTCAGAAATAGTTAGACGAACAGATCTACAAACTGGTTTGTTGAGAGCCACTGAAGAACAACGCTTTGCTGTAGAGACCACACAGGAAGCAGAACAGAATTATCTAAAGGCTATTGAGCCCTTGCTGGCCAAGATACAGGCCATTCGTGAACAAGGCAACAAGGCCACCAGCAATGACATTGCCTTGTTGCCTGTGCTGCAACAAGGCATTGTCAGAATTACCAAAGAGTATGAAGCACAGGTGCCAGCATTGCGAGAAGCCGTTGGTGCTCGTATTCAAGAAATGCAAGTAGCCAAAGAACTGGAGATTGTGGCAGCAAGACTTACCAAGCAAGCAGAAGATCGTGCCGCAGTGGAAACTGCTGTGCGTGACATCATTCTCACGGGTCAGCAGCGTATCAATGACACCTACAATGAAGCAGCACAGGTCAGTCTACCGGGCATTTATGGCCAACTACGCCGGATTGCTGATGAAGAAAATCGTATTGCTGAAGCAGCCAAACGGCGAGTAGCAGAGCAAATGGGTGATGACACATCAGGTCTGGACCAGGCCCTGGCTGAGATCACAGCAGCCAGTGAAGTAATCATTCAGCAGCGACAAGAGGCTGCCTATTCAGTAAGTGAACAACAAAACAGTTTCACAGCAGGTTGGGCTCGTGCGTTTGCAGAATACGCTGCCACAGCAACCAATGCTGCCACACAAGCACAAAACATCTTTGGCACAGTGACCAAAGGCATTGAAGATGCATTTGTAAACTTTGCCAAAACAGGCAAACTCAGTGTCAAAGACCTGTTCAAGAGCATTGTGGAGACCATCCTGCGTAGCCAGGTGCAAAACTTGTTGGCACGCACATTTGCTGGTGCAGGTGGCGGTGGTGGTGGCAGTTTCCTGGGCAACCTGTTCAGTGCTTTCCTGGGTGGTGGTCGATCAGCAGGTGGCCCTGTAAGTGCAGGCCGTGCCTACACAGTGGGTGAGTCAGGACCAGAAACCTTTGTGCCCGCAGGTGCAGGCAGCATTGTGCCTGGTGGCGGTGCCACAATGGTAACATACAATATCAATGCTGTGGATGCTGCCAGTTTTCGCAGTCTTGTGGCCAGCGACCCAGAGTTTATGTTTGCGGTAACAGAACAAGGGCGTAAGCGTATGCCCAACAACAGGAGATAATGATGGCAACAGCAAATGAAGCCTTTCAATGGATCATCAACAATGCCACAGGCTTGAGCATTGATGGTCGTGGTACAGTGGCACAGACCATCACACGAGAAAATGTAATTCGCAGTGTGAGTCGTGGTGGACGGGTATGGAAGTTCACAGTGACACCAAGCCCTGGTGCTACCTATACTCAAGCCAGACCTTACTTGGCCAAATTGGATCAAATGGATCGTGTGGTTACTGCCACTGTGAGTCTGAACAATCCTGGCTTTGAACAACTCAATGGTTACCTGGGCACAGGCACAGGTGGATTCACTGTGAGTGTTCCAGCAGGCACAGGAGTAACACAAGTCACTATCACAGCAGGCAGTCTTGGTGCTGGTGCCTATGTGTGCCGTGCTGGTGATTGGCTGCAGATTGGCACAGGATCAGTATATCAAGTGGTTGAAGATCCTGCAACAGGCAATGGTGCCACGGTCACACTCAATAGACCAGTGGATGAAGCCTCAGGATCATACACAGGATACTTTGGTGCCAATGTGACCTGGACAGTGATTTGTACCACAAGACCTACCTGGAACCTGGTGCCTGCTGGTGCCAACATGCTGGTAAACTGGTCTGGTGATTTTGTGTTTTATGAGGACCGCACATGAGTGTAGATCTATCTGGATATCAAACTGCTGTTGGTGTATGCCAATGCGTGAGACTGGACATACCAAATTACACTGTGCTGCGTCTCAGCACCTATCACAAGGCCATCATGATCACTGAACCAGATGGCATAGCGTATGAATATGAGCCTGCTGGTGTGTTAATGAGCATTTCTGAAGGAGTAAGCGAACTGCGTGCCAGTTCAGTAGAAACATCTGTAGCACTTAGTGGCATACCTATTCAGTATGCAGAGATTGTGCAGGCTCAACGAATCAAAGGCAGTCGCCTGGATGTGTATCGTGTGTTCACTGATCCTGTCACAGACGCTGTGTTGGCCATTGCAGGCAATCCTGTGTTTATGTTCCGCGGCATTGTCAGCAATTATGGTTTCAGTGAACAGTTCAACGAATTCAGCAATGAATCAAGTCTTGTGGTAAATCTATCATGTACCAGTCTTGTGGACATGCTAAACACCAAGATCCAGGGACGCAGAACCAATAGTGAATCAATGCGACAGTTTTATCCCAACGACACAAGTTTTGACCGCATAGTGGATCTCATTGGCAGGCCATTTGACTTTGGTGGGCCTATCAAATCAGGACAGAGTCAACCCACACAGACCAACACCAACACTGGTGGCAACAACAACACTGTTCAGCAAGACAATGCGGGTGAGGCTTCACCATGAGCACAAGATTTGCCCAAATCCAGGACACGCCTAAACTCACAGATCTGTTGCTGGAGTTTGGTCGTGAAGCCAGGGTAGGCTTTAGATCAGCCCGCAACCAAGATCACCAGCGACTGAGTCGTATGCTGGGTATCTGGATGCGTGATCACTATGTGCGTGTGGCCGAACACAACACAGAGATTGTGGGCTTGTTGGTAGCAGAACGTGGACAAGACTTTTGGGATCCTGAACGTCGCATCCTACAAGAACGAGTCTGGTACGTGTGTCCTGAACATCGTCACAGCAGAGTCAGTGCCCGACTGTGGTCAGCCTGGCAACAAGACAGTGATCAGTATGTCAAGACTGGCACTGTAGACATGGTGATTATGAGCACACAAGGACCCACAACTCAATTTGATCCTGGTCACAGAGGCTGGCGTTTGATAGAACAAACCTGGATAAAGGAATAATATGGCTTTTGTAAGTTCAATAGTGGCAGCAGCCACAGCATTTGGAACATTCCTGGCATCAGGCACAATTGGAGCCTTGCTGGTCAGAACAGCCATCACTGCCCTGGTTTCATATGCACTAAACCGCAGCATTACCAAACAACAAGCAGGCACAGGTATAGATCCTGGTGTGCGACAGCAACTGGCACCAGCAACCAATCACAAGATACCTGTGGTATATGGATCATCCTACATTGGTGGTACCATTACTGATGCCAAATTGGTCAACGACAACAAGACCATGTGGGTAGCATCAAGCATTTCAGAAGTCACTGGATCACTGTTTTCCACAGGCAATGCCAGTGTGTACACATTCCAAGAATGCTATCGCAACGCAGATCGTGTGCTGTTTCAGACTGATGGTGTAACAGTGGCCAAGACCATTGACGCTGACGGCAATGAAGACACATCAATGGCAGGACAGATCAAGATCCATGTGTACGCAGGATCAGGTGCATCCGCAAAACAACTGGCTCCTGTGGCTACTTCAGTAGTGGGCAATGCCACACCAAGCCTGGTTGCGGTCAACGCCTGGGACATATTTCCTGACTGGACCACAGCCAACAACATGAGTGACTTGGTGTTTGCCCTGGTGCGTGTGGACTACAACCGTGACAAGAACGTGACTGCAATTGGCGATTATCAATACAAGATAACTAATTCAATGAGCCTGGGTGGAGATTGTATTTTTGACTACGCAACCAACACACGTTATGGTGCTGGTATTAGACTGGCAGAGATTGCAACTGGTGAAAGCACGGCCAATACCATCACAAGACTAAACTTGGCAACTTATCCTTGGATTGACCTATCATGAACACCATTATTGACCTAAACAACCCTGGCAACGTAAACTACAACTCGCAAAGCAGTTATGCCATCAGTTTTGGTACCAACTCTGGAACTGCCAACATCACTGTGGATGAAACTGCGGTACACAGCATACCCAAACAGACACCACTAAACTCAATAACCAGTCCTGTGCGTGACCTGCTGATTGATGTCACATTCTCAGGCTACGCTGCCAATGCGTTTCCCATCACTGGCATGAATTACCAGGGTCCTTGGAGCAACATCAGTGTTGCCAAACTTAGCACCAGCCGTTGGCGTGTGAGTGGTATTCGAAGTGTGGCACAGTACAACGAAGCATTTGCCAACGTCAAACTGGGTCCTGCTACCTACTACAACAACACTACCTACAACTACAACACACAAGTCAGTGATCAGTTTGGCAACACAAGATCCTGGACCACCAACGTGAGTCTTGTGGATGATCCCATTGTGGTTGTCACAGGCAATGTGGTGTACAATGAAGATGTACCAGCCAACATCCGCAATATCACAGTAAACACTGTGAACTCAACACAGATTTATGATCTAACTATTTCAGCCAATGCCAGCGTGGGCTCGATTGGCAATGTCACTGCTTATGCCAATGCATTTACTATCAGTGGCAACACTGCCACAATCAATGCTGCTGTCACAGGCAACACAGTGCGTTACTGGCCTGCACATGATCGTACCACAACTGGCAATGCTTCCTATGCTCTGCGTCGCACAGGCAATGCCACTGTGGTAACTTCAGGCAATGTTGTGTTTCAGATTGGCAACACACATTCAGACTTCACCATGGCACCCAGCATTGTGATGCAAGAAGACACAGTGGCCAACGTGGCTGGTTTCCAGATTACTGACATAGCCACAATACCACCCTCTGGCAATGCCTACACCTACACAGTGAGTCTGAGCCTGGGCAACACAGCCGGAAACCTGCGCAACACTGTGAGCAATACCTATGCCAACTCGTTTTCGTTTAGCAACTCACGAGCCAACATCAACTCAATTCTGGCTGCAAACACTGTGCAATACGTGCCTGATCCTGATCAGCAGGGCAATGTCACTATTCGCTACACACAGACCAGCATTGAAGACAGTCTGGTGCAGGCCAATGTGCTGTTGCCAGTACAGATCATTGACCACGCTGACTTCAGTCTTGTTGACAACTATGTTGTGATCAAGAACACCACCACACCCATACAGTTCCAGATCACTGACCTGGACACCACTGTGGGCAATTATACTGTACACATTGCCGAAGTAACCAGCAGCAATTATGGTGAGTTTTTCTTGAACGGCAACACCCTGGGCTTGGGCAACAGCAGTATCACACTCACAGGACCCAAGGCCACTGTGAATGCTGCCAATGTGGCCTGGAAATCCTATCCTGATCAATTGCCCAGTGCGTCAGGTCTGCGTTATTATCAATACAAACAAGACAACCTTTCAGGCAATGTCACACAAGCCAGCAATGTGCCTGTGACATTTACTGATGGTGCAGACTATCCTTTGTACAATCTGCCCCCAACTGGCACCTGGACTATAAACACACCATCAGCAGCGGGTGCGTTTATTCGAGACCGTGATGATCAGTACACAACCTATAGAGTACGCTATGATCAGATCACACCCACTGGCACAGGGGCAACTGACGACACAGTGTCCTGGCTGGTATATGCCAATGGCATTCAGTTATACGATCGTGTGAGCACCACAGATTGGATCACTGGCACACGTCAACAACTCACAACTGCTGGACCACCAAGTTATGTTCCTTGGGCTATATACACGGACTCAGCCAACACTTTTATTGGTACACCTACCAATACAATGAGCGTTGTGCCACCCATTGATTATGGCAGTGTCAATGACCCAGGCGCAGTTATAAACTTCAACTACAGTCAGCAAAAGTTGGTGGGCAACACCTGGTTACCTCAGGCCAGTAATGTCAATGTCAATCTCTTGAGAACAGGCAGCAATGCACTGTACACTCTCAACACCACAGACAGTTACACAGAAGATACTGTGGTCACACTGCCAGGCACCATTGTGGATCCAGGCTACAGTGTAAACGTTTCTGAACTGGGCAACATTACCTGGACACGTACATGGAGTCAGGTTGTGCCTGATCCTGCCACATATGGACCACGTTGGCGTGTGGGTGCTGGTGCCTGGTCAGCACGTGGCACAGCCAATGTCAGTGATTCAATCATCCAGGTCAATCCACAACTCCCACTATATTACTTGCCACCCAGCGAGTACACAGGCGGCATTACTTTGACTTACACACAGACCAAAGTTCAGGAAGGTGATACTTTTGTGCAAGCCAATGCTATTCCTGTGAATCTAAGTTTTGCTGGTGGTGTAGATGACTACTACTTCTTTCCCACAGCAGCAGGTTTTGTGTACGCCAACAACACATTTGGCAACGTACAGATTGTAGAACCAGATCCAGCCGCAGAAAAAAGTTATAATCTTACACTGACTACTGCCAGCACAACAGGCAACATTTACCTGGGCGGTGTCAACTACGGCAATGCTGCCAATATTTCTGGCAACGCTGCTCAGATCACCAGCAATGTCAGCACAGGATACTGGGCAGCAGGTGGCACGCCAGGCAACGTGAGTCTGACCTGGAACATTGTGAGAACCACACCTGATGCCATCACGTTTGTGGCCAATTCAGTACAAACTCTCAACATCACTGGACCCACAACAGGTGCTGTATGGCAAGGTGGTATTGCTGTGGGCGATTTTGATTCAACAGGTG